CCAGGGAATCGGGCTTGTTGGTGTTGGCGGGCCATGCCTTGTATGGATTTAGAGTTATCGTGATTACGGAACCGATTCCAGTAATCTTATCTATGCCTATGGCTAGGGCGGCACAGAGTGGGTCGATAAACCCAAAGTGATGCATGGTCGAGGCAATTCCACGCATCCAACACATCTGGTTCTCTTCGTTTCGATCCTCCGTATCATAAAGAATCTTTGCCAGCAAATTGCCGACTTTCGGGAAGAGAATAAAGGAGCCCTGGCATGGCCTAAAAGTGCCACTACAGAACTCGACTTCGTCGATGCGGTCGGTTACTTCCGAGGTAACCTCCATTGCGAGTTTAGCATACTCGCGGTCGATCCCTGCTTTCCCTCCGATGCGTATTAGTTCGGAGCGAAGTGTGATGACTACGCTGTCGTCGCCGCAGATAATAGCGATCCATGGGCGACCAACGCCGTGGATGAAGTATTTCATCCCAGCATTAATCGTGGTATCGCCTGCTGCGGTATCGGGCCAGCCCGACTGCATAGTATAAGGGATTTGGTATTTTGTGCCCAGGCTGGAAACGCCCTTGCTCTTGGCGGTCCTCTTAAGTATGTTGCGTACCTTTGCCGTAACAGCGTGTTTGTACACGTTGTCGAGGAAGAGAAAGGCTCCACCCAACATATGCAGGTCGAATCGGCTCTGGTCGTCTTCGAAGAAAACAACAGAGTCGTCGAGCCCACACATTTCTTGGATGCAGTCGATTGAGTTGCGCAAGTACTGGCCGGTTTCTTCTGCAGTACGACCGCTAGTATAAACTACTTGTTTGCCACCACGTACTTCAGCAGGTGTGAAGCACTTGGGTTGGAGGTGGTTACGGAGTATCTTAGTATAGCGGCGCATGTGGGGCCCCGCGATAATGGACATCTCGGGCGGGCAGCCTTGGATGAATCGCGGGTCTTTCCAGAGAAACGGGACGAGAGGAAGGAATGACTTAATTTCAAAGTATCCCGATCGGAGAGCTTTCTCCCTTTTGATGAAGGAGGAGGCGTTTGGAGGAACTTCCTCCGAAGGGTTATCGTGCAATTCTGTGAACATTGCACGCTTTCCGGGCGGGAAAGGTTGGCACCATTCCTGGAATGGCAAGCCCCATGTAACGCGTTTCATGGTATTAAAGCAGTGGATTACTGTCTTGGTTAGTAGGCTCCACTGTTTGCGGCAGGCTGCGAGCTGCGCCTTGCTAGTATGGATGGGAAGTGCTTTGCCGACGCGGCCATCCATCGCCACCTTTTCGTTGTGGTGGCAGTTCCGGAATATGGTGGGGACCAAGCCTGAGATCCCCCACATCCTGCGGGTAGCGAACCCGACTTTGCAAATGGCCTGCGTGCCACTCGCTTTATACCCTTCTTGGGTCTTCGTAATCTTATACGACCATTCCTCGAGACAAATATCGTCGGTTATGCAAGCGACGTGTTGTCGCAAATCATAAAAGCCGAAGAAGGTATTTGAAATGTAGTGGGCGAGGGTATGTCCAATAATACCAGGGGCACCGAATAGGGGGGTTAGCCCAAGAGAGGTGTGGATTATGGTGGTGTATTTCGATGCACTTGGCCGCAGCAGTTTCTCGATCCGGGAGAAAATGTAGCCAGAAAAGGTAATGCAAATTCCGAGGGTGATGGCGACAGCTAAAGGGCTGGCCATCGGGTTCGGTGGTAGTTTGCGGAAGCCCACGTTTGGTACCGGCTCGATGGAGCCGCGCGCCGTTAGGTAGCCTCTGCCTATTCCATCATCGCGCACTTCCGGAATGTCTCTAAAAGTTAAAGCTATGGTTGGGTCGTATCGTACGAACTTGGCTTTCTTTGTAAAGAGCTTGGTAGTGTATTTGATGGCGTTACTTAAGGCAGTGGTGATTATCGGTGCTGCTGTTCTACGGAATCGAGACGTGATACCGTACTTGGCGCAGGAGTGCGCAACAGCGTATTGGAGGGCGGAGCCCGCGGTGTATATGACAGTGGTTTCGGCGAGAACACTAAGGAAACCGGCAAGTGGTGCGTACTTAGACACACGACCAGATCCG